TTATTTGGTTTGGAGTATGAAAAGTACGAAGATGAGCACACTCTCATTTATGAGACTGAAACCTCAGATCGTAGTTTTGAGGAAGAGGTGAAGCTGTCAGGATTTGGGGCAGCGCCTGTTAAAAACGAAGGCTCTGCAATCTCTTATGATTCAGCGCAAGAGAGTTTTACAGCCAGGTATAATCACGAGACGATTGCGATGGGATTTGCGATCACGGAAGAAGCGATGGAAGATAATTTGTATGACTCACTGTCTGCACGTTATACCAAGGCTTTGGCCCGTGCTATGGCATACACCAAGCAAGTGAAAGCAGTGAATCCGTTGAACAATGGGTTTGATACTTTCCAGTCAGGTGATGGTGTTACCTTGTTTAATGCATCTCATCCTCTTGTAAACGGCGGCACGAATGGTAATAGACCTTCTGTGGCTGCAGACTTAAACGAAACTTCTCTAGAGAACGCAATAATTGATATTGCTGCGTTTACTGATGAGCGAGGATTGTTGATAGCTGCTAGACCAGTAAGGTTGATTGTTCCACCCGCACTTATGTTTACTGCGGAAAGACTGTTAGAAAGCACTCAAAGAGTAGCTACTGCAGACAATGATATCAACGCGATCCGAAACATGGGTGCAATCCCAGAAGGATTCTCGGTGAATCACTATCTGACAGATAGCAATGCTTTCTTCCTGATCACTGACGTTCCTAACGGTATGAAGCATTTCAACCGTACACCTTTGGAAACGTCAATGGACGGAGACTTCGATACTGGTAATGTGAGATATAAATCCAGGGAGCGTTACTCTTTTGGGGTAAGCGACCCACTTGGAATATACGGATCACCAGGATCTAGCTAAACTGAATGGGGGCGAAAGCCCCCTTTCTTTTTCCTGACTGTGTTTCACATGGAACATAGACACTAGCCACGACAGGAGACAAAAATGGCTAATACTACTTTCACAGGCCCGATTCGATCAGAGAAGGGCTATCAACAGATTTCTAAGAACGCAACCACTGGCGCTATAACAGTAACGTCTGGCGATAAGTGGGCTACTGAAGCAACTGGAAGCGCCGGTATTGAAGGCACTGCGGCTGTTTATGTTACTCAGGTGACTCGCCTAAAGAGCGATGTTGACACCAACGTAAACATTGTTAAGTCAACTATTATGATTGACCTGACAGGTTTGAAAGATGGCGGCACTGCTGGTGATATTATCGGTAAAGACGGATCAGGTGTTGCGTTCATCGGCAGAGTTACAGCCGCTAACCAAGGTACAGTATTTGGAGTAACAATGACTTGTCTTGAGACTCCTGCTGGAGGAAGCACAGACATCGACTTGTTTTCTGCTACGGAAGGCACGGGTGTCAACGACACCGCAATCGGTGACTTGACAGAAACTCAGATAATCAACGCTGGTGCGGCTTCTGCTGGCACTGTTGTAGCTGGTGGGGATATCGCTGCAGATCAATACCTTTATTTGGTAAGCCAAGGCACTGGCGATGCAACTTACACGGCTGGTCGCTTTTTGATCGAAGTTGTTGGTTTCGACGCAGCGTCCTAGAGGAGTAATGTATGGCTGATGCGGTAACTACGCAAACGATACAGGATGGCGGCAAGACCGCCATCTTTCGTTTTACAAACGTAAGTGATGGCACTGGTGAGTCAGCGGTAGCAAAAATTGATGTATCTTCCCTTGCAGTTGAGCCAATTACCAATGCGGCGTGTACATCAGTTGTAATCGAAAAGATTTATTATCAAACCATAGGGATGGGGGTAAAGATATTTTTTGATGCATCTACTGATGACTTTGCTTGGGAGCTTGCTGCAGACTGGGCCGATACTTTGGATTTTTCCGATTTCGGTATTCCAGATCCTAAATCAAGCGGAAGCACTGGCGATGTGTTATTCACAACAACTAATGCAAGCAACAATGATGTATACGTTATTGTGATGCAAGTAAGGAAGCGGTATTAATTATGGCTACACTCGATATATTTGTTAGCGGTGTTTTTGGTAAAACAGGTGAAGACGCATATCAGATCGGATCAAAAAATGAAGATGGTGATTATGTGCCTGCAGTTGATGGGGTATACACAAAAGAAGAAGCAGAAGCTGCTTTGAAAGAATTAGCCCCAGCACCCAAGAAAGAACCAGCTAAAAAGGCTGCTCCAAAAAAGGCAGCATCTAAATCTAAGTAATGGCAATAGGTCGCCCTCAGACTGGAAAGCAAGTAAAGAACGCTCCATCTAAAAAGAAACAAAAAAAAGTTTCTAAGGTTATGAAGGAGTTTAAATCTGGAAAGCTCAAGTCAGGAGGATCTGGCAAAAAAGTAAAAAGCAGGAAGCAAGCTATTGCTATTGCTTTATCTGAGGCTGGCCTGTCAAAAAAGAAAAGGAAAAAGTAAATGGCTACGAGCGGAACTTTTGCTTTTAACTTAGATATTGGAGAGGCAATAGAAGAAGCGTTTGAGAACATAGGGTTAGAACTCAGGACGGGTTACGACTACAAAACAGCAAGAAGAAGCATTGACCTCTTGATGCTCGAATGGCAAAACCGTGGTCTAAATCTTTGGACAGTGAAGTTTGCAACTCAAGCTCTAACTGCGGGATCTAACTCTTATACTCTTGATGCCAAAGTGTTTGATATTGTTGAAGCTTTTTTGAGAACAGACTCTGGTGATGTAGACAGTCAGTTCGATCAAAGTATGACTAGGATATCTATAAGTCAGTACTCTCATTTATCAAACAAGCTTACGCAGTCAAAGCCTTTGGAGTATTTTGTAGAAAGAACGCCAGATGCTATTAAAATAAATTTATGGCCCACTCCTGATGATCAGGAAACCTATCTCTTTGCGTATTACTACATGGAGAGAATAGAAGACTCTGGTAAGCCAGCAAGTAATAACATGGATGTGCCTGCTAGGTATTTACCATGCTTGGTTGCCGGATTGGCTTATAAGTTGGCTATCAAATATCCAACAGCCACAGATCGAATACCTGTTCTAAAAGCTGAATACGAATCCCAGTGGGAGTTGGCTGCTAGTTCTAGCAGAGAAAAGGCATCTCTGTTTATTGCCCCAGGAGGATATACGTTTTGAGTTTTGCTAATGGCAAGTACGCATATGGCTATTGCGATCTGACTGGGTTTAGGTATCCGCTCAAGGATTTAAAACCTCAGATAGTGAATGGTATACCTACTGGATTGCTATTCGGTAAAGACGTATGGAGTCCAGATCAACCGCAGCTCCACTTAGGTCGAGTAAGGGTTGATGATCCTCAAGCGTTGCGTAACCCGCGACCTGATCAATCTATGGAAGAGAGTAGAGCTTTGTTTGGATTTGATCCTGTTGGCAATGATGCAGTGTTTATGCGGGGTCAAGTAGGCATAGTAAGAGTGACAACAAGCTAATGGCATTTACATTTACTACCTTAAAAACTGCGATACAAGATTATACGCAGAACTCTGAGACAACATTCGTTAACAATTTGCCAATCATTATTAAACAGGCAGAGGATAGGATACTCAAGTCTATCCAGCTTCCTGATTTCAGAAAGAATGTAACTGGCACGTTAACGGATGGAAATCAATACTTGTCAACGCCATCTGATTTTTTAGCGCCATACTCGTTGGCAATAGACAACAGCGGATCAGAGTATTTGGTATTCAAGGATGTAAATTTTATTAGAGAGGCGTATCCAGTAGCCTCCACAGAAGGGATACCAAAGTATTATGCAATATTCGATTCTAATACTTTTATTGTTGGGCCAACACCAAACGCTAATCTGACGGCAGAGCTTCATTATTTTTATAAGCCACAGTCAATTACAGAGTCATCAGATGGAACGAGTTGGCTAGGCACTAACGCAGAGAGCAGTTTGCTATATGGCAGTCTTTATGAAGCGTATACGTTTATGAAGGGTGAGCCAGATATTATGCAGCTATATGCTACAAGATACCAAGAGGCTCTGAAAGAGCTTAAAGAGTTGGGTGAGGGGTATGATACAACAGATAATTATAGATCTGGTTCAGTTAGACAGGTGAGACAATAGTGTCATTTTCTTCGTTTGAGGTTGGTGCGGTTAACGTCACAACCACGCAAAATATAGGACATGATCCAGATTTTTGGGCAGAGCAGGCTACAAAAAGAATAGTGAGCATAGGTGGCAACTGCCATCCGATCATTGCCCAGCAAGCAGAAGCATTTAAAGAGGCGGTGCTGCAACAGATTTCATATTACATGAAAGAGGCAATCAAGAGTGACAGAACAACCTTGATAGCAGAGTTAGAAAACCAAGGCCAACAAGAGATGGCTAATATTATAAGGAGACTATAGTGGCTATATCTACAGCTATGTGTACCTCGTTTAAGCAGGAAATACTTGTTGGAACCCACAATTTTACTGCTACCACAGGTAACACTTTTAAACTTGCTTTATTTACAAGCAGTGCATCATTAGGTGCAAGCACTACGGCGTTTGCTACGACTAACGAGGTTAGTGGTACAGGTTATTCTAGTGGGGGTTCAAACCTCACCTCAGTAACTCCCACAACATCTGGGACTACTGCTCTGTGCGACTTTTCAGATCTTACCTTTTCCAGCGCAACAATCACGGCGAATGGAGCACTAATCTATAACAGCAGTGCTTCTAACAAAGCGGTTTGTGCTTTGGCTTTCGGTGGTGATAAGACTAGCACGGCTGGAGATTTTACTGTTCAGTTTCCAACTGCAGATGCTTCTAACGCAATCATAAGGATCGCGTAATATGCCTCCAAATACGCAGCCCATTAAAATGAAAAGGGGCGGTAAAACAAAATCTCGTGTCAACGAGGCTGGTAATTACACCAAGCCTGGGATGAGAAAGAAGCTTTTTAATAAGATAAAAGCAGGGGGCAAAGGCGGCAAGCCAGGTCAATGGAGCGCAAGAAAGGCTCAAATGTTGGCGCAGCAATACAAAAAAGCTGGCGGTGGATATAAGAGCTAATGCCTAAAGATCCCAAGGTTGGAACGGGTAAAAAGCCAAAAGGATCTGGAAGGCGTTTATATACGGACGAAAATCCAAGAGATACAGTCCCTATAAAGTTCGCAACTGTGCAGGATGCGCGAGATACAGTGGCTAAGGTAAAAAGAATAAGAAAGCCATTTGCTAGAAAAATACAAATACTAACTGTGCTGGAACAAAGGGCAAAGGTTGCAAAAAAACCAAAGCAGGCAGAGATAGCTAAGAAAGGAAAAGAAGCTATAAGAAAGAAAGAAGGCAAGTAATGGCATTAAAGAAATCACAAAAGAGTTTGAAGAAGTGGACTAAGCAAGATTGGGGTACTAAGTCAGGCAAGCCATCAACACAAGGAAAAAAGGCGACAGGTGAAAGGTATCTCCCGAAGAAGGCTCGACAGGCTTTATCAGATGCGGAATATGCTGCTACATCCAGAAAGAAAAGAGCAGACACAAAGAAAGGAAAGCAGCACTCTAAGCAGCCCAAAAAGATAGCGAAGAAGACCG